GCCACTTTCGCAATACCTAAAGCCCTGAAAGCTGAGAAGTTTTCGGGGCTTTTTGCTTTTCAGCTTTCGGCAGGTGTCGAAGAAGTGTCGAAAAGCGGATTCAAGGTCAAAGCATCCTGCAGATGGTCCGGCGACAGGTGCGCATAGCGCATGGTCATTGCTAGCGACGTATGCCCCAGGATCTTCTGTAGCGTCAGGATGTTCCCGCCCCGCATGACGAAGTGACTGGCGAAGGTGTGCCGCAGTACGTGCGTGGCCTGGCCGGCCGGGAGCTTGATCGAGGTCTTCTCCAGTACACGGCTAAAGGTCAGCATGCAGTTGGTGAACAGGCCGTGCCGCTTGAAGTGGACGTGCAGTGCCTTTTCCAGCTTGCTATCGATAGGAATCGACCGGGTTCGCTTGGACTTGGTATTGGCGAACGTCACCATGCCGTTTCTGACACGCTCGGGCACCAGTGCTTGGGCCTCTCCCCAGCGGGCACCGGTACTCAGGCAAACACGAGCGATCAGGCCAAGCCCCGGGCTGGTCTTGCGTTCGTCCAGCGCATCGAGCAGCTCGGCTATCTGGCAGTGAGACAGAAAGGAAATCGGACGTTCCTGCAGGCGTAGCGGGCGAACCTTGGCCAGCGGGTTGGGGTAGTCGATATCGCCCAGGCGGTGCAGCTCGTTGAACATGGCTTTGAGGTAACCAAGCCGGTTGTTCAGCGTCTTGCCTTGAATGCCAGCCTTGAGCAGCTCGCTGCGTGTTTCACAGAAGGCATTGCCGGTGAGCTTGATTGCCAAAGGGTCGCCTAGATCCTTGGCCAGGTTCTGCAGCGTGCGGAGTATCGCGGCACCGTCAGCCAGGGCATGGCCGTGCAGTTCGTGATAGCGGGTGCAGAGTTCGGAGAGCCGGCGACGGTCTTTCGGCTTGGGCGTCCAGGCCGGTGAGTCGATGCAGTTAGCCCTGCAGGTGGCTTCAAAGCGTTGGGCCTCACCCTTGGTCTTGAAGGTCTTGCGAAAGCGCCGGCCCTTGATGGGTTCAACGTCGACTTTCCAGCGACCATCAGGCAGTTGCTCGATAGCCATCAGACAGCACGCCCCCAGCGCACATGCCGTTCTTCAAGGATGCCTTTGATGTGCTTATACAGGCCGTCTTCATCCATGCCCTTGGCGGCATAGTGGTCGCGGATCACCGGCCAGCACTCCCAATCCTTGAGCCGGTGAAATGCTCGCCTAGCGCCCACTCGCTCCCGTGCCAGCAGGCTGACGAAGTTTCCCAGGAATAGCTCGACGTTCTTCCCCGAGAAGCCCCGAGACGTCTTGTATTGGCGCTTGTACTCGGTTTCATCGACGAGGGAATCGACCGGCAGATCGACGCGCACATCGTCACGGATCAGCGTCCAGATGGGTTCGAAGTAGCCAGGGCGAGCCAGTAACTTGAACTGGCGCAGACCATAGCGCCACAGGCCGTCTAGGTGCGGAGCAAAGGCGGCATAGCTGTTGGTTTCGATGGTTTCGCCGCTGTGCAGATCGAACGAGCCAGAGGCGAATTGCTGGATCACTGAGTGGTGATAACGCAGCTCTACGCGCCATACGTCTTGGTCGGGGTTGTAGTTGTCCGGATCGGCTTCGTCGAAGCTGTCGCGACGCTTCCAGACGTTTTCCCAGTAGTCGAGCTTGTCGATTGCTCGGGCCTGTTCGGTCTTGTTGTAAATCCCGAGCTGGACGCCACCAGCGGAGCCGAACAGGTAAGACTGGCCTTTGCCGTAGGTGGCAGACTCCAGCGTCCACTGGATTTCCTTGATGCCGGAGATATCGCGTGCAGCGCGTGCGCGGCAGTGCATGCGGGCGACCAGATCGGCGGGCGGTTGCCATCCCTGCAGGTCTAGCGCGAGGTGAACGGCGCATTGGTTGCGTTCGACGTTGGTCAGTACGTGGCTGGCGTAGTAGTCGAGACGTTCTTGCAGGCGCTCGGGGCAGAACTGGTCGATGGCATGCGGAGACACTTCGATTTTCAGGTGAGGGCCGATGTTCTCGAGCTTGGCGTTGAAGTTCTTCACCAGCAGGATGATGCCCAGGTCTGCATTCTGCAGCTTGTACTGATAGCCCGAATCCTTGCTGACACGACCCGAGTGCCAGCGCTGGCCGGCGAAATCAACGATGGTCCCCGGCTTCTCGAACAGGCTCATGATTTCCGGGCGGATCAGGCCGCGATACAGCTGGCGGACTGTATCGACGCTGCAGGCCAGGATTCGGACGTTGGAAAGGTCAGTTATCCGAGCGGTCATGCTGTCGAAAAACAGCCTACCGGTCGGGGTTTTATTGAACTCACGATCAACACGGAGTTGGTCTTTAACTGCCATTTTCTAATGCTCCAAATAGTGCCGAATCGACACGTTTAACCTTGGTTTATCTGACGTGCTACAGGGACGTCAGCAGGCGCGTTCTGCGCGCCCGCTCGTCCCTCGCAGGCGTTCGCAGAACGCGCACACGACGTCCCATTGCTGATCACCACAAGAACTTGCCTTTCTCATAGGTGACGACCGTTACGGGTGCCTGCTGGGGCTGCTGGGTGGGATACCCGGTGACGGGCTGCTGCATCGGCTGTTGCTGCGCTTGGCCGTACTGCTGCTGTTTGCTGCGATCAGCGATGGCCGGGTCGAAGTAGCCGTTTTCAACGATGTTCAGGCAGAACTGAAAATCCGTTTCGACCTTGGTGCCTTGCTGCGTGTAGCACTGGCAAACGGTCTGCTGGCCATTGACGATGCCACTGGGGCGCTTGGCGAAGTGCCGTCGGTATATCTCTGGATCGGTGCTGGACATGCAGTAGAGCCGCGGGAAGGCTTGCGGCTTGGTCAGGTCGTCATAGAGCGGGGCAGAGGCGGGGAGCTGAGGCACCCGAGGTATTCGCTCGGTCAGGTAGGTGGCTGTGTTCTTTTTGCCTTGTTCCGGTGCCTGCTGGCCAAGCGGGTTGATGAAGGAGCCAATAGCGCCTTTGGCTTGATCCACCATGCTAGGTTCGGGCGCATCGGCTGCGCGCGCTTGCTCGTCGGCTGGTGCGTATTGCCCAATGAAGCGATACGACCAGACAACGGCTATCGCGATGACAGCCGCTGCCAGGATGAACTTGGTCGGCACCGTGGTCTGAAAGTGGTGCTTGGCGTTGGTGCTGGTGTAGGACCCGAAATAGCGTTTATCGAGGCGAAGCGTTTTCTTGTCGGCATCCTTGAAGCTGGTTTTGACTTCGACCTTTTCCACCACCACTTCGGATTCGAAGCGCAGCAGCTGGGAGGACTTGAAGACGCGCCAGTAGTGGATATGGCTGTTGCACAGGCGGCGAAGGTGCACATCCAGGTAGCGCGGGTCCTGGGTGACCAGGTGCACTTCGTGGCCTTGGTGGCGCATGGTTTCGAAGCGGGTGATGTGCTCCGGTGGACGTGCCCTTGGATCACGGGCGCCAAACCAGCCTTGCGCTTCATCGATCACGACGATGCTGTCTTTCGGCAGCTCGTACCACTTTTCCGGATCATCGAACTCGAACCACTGCGCCTGCAGGGTTTCAGGTTTGAGGCCGTTGATGTTGTGGAAGTAGACCACACGCCCTTCGGCCAGGGCTTTCTGGTCCACTTCGCGGATGGTGTTGAGGGTCTTGCCGTGGCCGGGTTTGCCGGTGCGGATAACGAGCATGGTGCGGCCCCCTTATGCTTCGATGGAGGTGCCGCCCGGCTTGCGCCAGACCTGATTACGCTTGCGGTCCTGAGCCTTGTCGATCCCCGCCAGGATGAACCGCGTTGCGATGGCCGCGAAGTACATGTTGACGATGATGTCGAAGTTCGCGAGGCCGAGAATGCCGCTGATTTCAGCACCGAGCTGGCCCATGCTCGACTGCATGTAGCCACGGGCCTGATCGATCACCAGATTGAAGCCGATATAGGACACGAAGCCGAAGCCAATGACGCGCAGGGCCATTTTCACCAGTGGGCCGACAATCATGATCAGGAGCTGTGCCAGGAATAGATAGTGCATTAGTTACCTCCTACGGAACGGCCGACGTAGAGCGCGCATATAACGGCGGTGACGGCGACTAGAAAGGGGCCGAGTGCGCTGGCGAAGCTGCACAGGGGCTGAAAGGACAGGCCAACAGAGCGCCCGGCCATGGACAGGGACACGACGCGATCAGGTGGGCAGGATGGGCTGAGAAAGCGGGTGCCCTGGCTGATGAAGGACGGCACGTCGATATCGCCGCTGCCTTCGTTGAGTTCGAAGTTTTCGCCCTGGAGCAGGCCTTCGACTTCGGATTTGTTGCCGTCGAAATCGCTCATTTCTTCGGCGTAGCACTGCTGTTCTTTCTGCTGCTTGAGGATGGCGCAGTCGATGGGATCACCCGCGCAGGAGAAACCGCCGTCACAGGTGCCGACTGTGGCGGTTCGCTCTTCGCCTTGTTCGCCTTCTTCTTTGCCCTCAGTGCCGCTGCCGTCGGTTTTATCCGGGTTGCAGCCATCACCGACGCAGTTACCGTTTTTGGTGGAGTTGCCGTTGGGGTCGGTGTTTTCCGACTCGGTTTCGGTCTTGCTGGAGGACTCGCACGGCTTGGTGCCTTTGCACTCGGTCTTGGTGGTGTCGGTCTTGGTGGTGGTCTCGCTGGAGCCGTCCGGGTTGTCTTTCTTGGTGGTCTCCTGCTCGACGTTGGTCTCTGATTTTTGCGGCGGCTTGTTCTTCGACGGCGTGCACGTAACGCTGCTGCTGAAACCCGAACCCGCCGTGCCGCCTTTGCACTCGACTTCGCCTTCATCCTTGTACGAGGTATTGGCGGTGCAGTTGCGCTTGACCGTGCCGTCGGGCTGAGTTTCCCAGCCCGAGCAATCGTTACTGGTGGCGTACTCCGGCGCTTTGGTGACTGGGTCCTTGGCGGGCGGCTGATCAAAGACGGATGGGTCGTTGGCCGATGGGGTGCAGCTGACACCGTTGCCCTTGTACTCGAAGGAGCCGACGAGCTGATCAGGCGGGCCGAAATCACGCTTGGAGCTGAAATCGCCGAAGGTGTGGGAATACTGGCAGCCGCTTTTGCAGACGGTTACGGGTGGGTCAGCGGAAGGGTTGCCGTCACTGCCGAGGCTGGCAAAGCGAAACTCGTGATGGACGACATTACCAATGGTGGACTCGCATTGGTCAGGCTCAGGAGCCTCGCATTCACCGGTTTGGGGGTTATATGTGCCTGAACTACAGGAATCGCCATGGCGCGCTACAGCATGCTTGTTATAGATGCCGGGGGTCGCCGTCCAGTAACCCGCGCAATTGCCAGATAACTCATTGGTCGGCTCATAATGGGAATAAACATAAGTACGGCCGGATACGACATAGGGAAAGATCGCATTACAGGCGGCAATGGCCGATGAATAACGGGGGCCGTTTGGATCGTTCTGCCTAGTCCAATAATAATCCTCAGCCTGGGTTAGCCCCGAGTAAAACCCCGCCGAAACAATCAGTAGAACCAGCGCGATATAGCCTTGAAATCTGCGCACCTCACACCCTCCCGAAGAACACGAGATACAGCGCCAGTACGGTGATGATCAGCACGAAAAGTTGATAGCTCATGGCGGTATCCGGAAAAGAAAACCCCGCCGAGGCGGGGCTTTGCTTGCTTCGGCACATACGTGCAGTTGCTGGGTTACATGGCACGGCGCATGTACTTGAACGCGGCAGCCGCGATCAGCACGACGAGGATCAGGCCACCCAGCTCGACAACGTCGGTCTTGGTGGTGTCGAGCTGGGTGCTAACCTCGGTGGGCAGGGCGGCGTAGGCCTGTTGAACAGACAGCAAGCCGATTGCAGCAGCGGTGCCGAGCGAACGGCGCAGGGTTTTGATGTGTTGCATGGGTATTACCTCGATTTCAGGACTTTTTTCAGGACGAGAAACCCGAACACGGTGGCGAACAGAATCATTGCTTCGCCTTGCAGTTCGGACACGTCATCCCAGGTGAGCGCAGAGCCGATCAGGCCCTGCATTTCGTCGTCTGCGATGGAAACCAGCTGACCCGTGCACAGGAGTTCACCCGAAGCACCAGCCGACCACTCCCCATCGCAGGCGATGAAATTCATGCGCCCTCGCTTACTCGGCCAGGCTGGGGTCACGAATGACCTCAGCCATGGCGATGCAGTCGGGGCAGATCACGAGGTCGGGCGCCTTGTTCAGATCGGGCAGCAGGTCGGGCTGGGGGGCGGACTGGTTGTAGAGCTGGCCCATGGGCTGCCCGCAGCAGTCACACAGCACGCGATCAACGATCAGCACGGCGGCGCCCTCCCGTTAGGCCTTGGCCGCGTCCGGCTGGGTGCCGGTCGGCTTGGGCTGTTGTTGGGAGCCTTGCGGGGCAGCAGGCTTGGCGGCCTGGCCTTTCGGGTTCACCGCCTCGATATGAACAGCCAGGTTGTTACCTTTCTGCTTACCAGCACGCGCCACTTCGAAGGTGATGCGGACCGTTTCGAGCGGGGCAAATTGGGCGCCAGAGGCGAACACCTCATCTGCAACGTCGGCAGGCACATCCATGCTCACAATGGACAGGCCGTTTTCGGTGATGCCGTCTGGCTCATCGCCGTAAAACACCTTGACGATTTTTACGTCGGTGCCGTTTTGGTTGAACGCCAGTTTCTGAGTGCCAAGAAATGCAACTTCCATAGTCGAACGTGCCATTTGTGTTTCCTCGCTTAGTTGCGCGTTATTGCGCGGTTTTGCCTTTTTGCAGGCCGAGTTAGCCCAGGCAGAGGAACTTGTTAAGTTCGCCAATGCCAGGGGTTGCGCGGCTTGCAACGGGTTTCTGTGTGCCTAGTTATACGCTACTGAAAAGCTAAAAAATCACTCTTGCATAAATATCATCGGTTAAAACTTATTGAGCCAAATAGTGACGCAATGAAACTTTTAACTTTTGTGATAATTAACTTTTGATCATTAATCTGGATAACACTAAGGGCTTTGCCCTTGTCATCCCACTCTTGCCGCCGAGGGCTCGGGAGCGCGGGGCGGTGGAGCTGCCCCACACTCACGAGCGGAGGCTATTCAGGGTGGTGGGTGTTCAAGGGTTCGCTCTGCCCGTGCCTCCGTTTGGCCGAACGGTGGAGCGTGTTCGGACAAGCCGGGGGCGCGGCCCTTGACCGACATAGCAACGAGCGCGGCGGTCAGGCCTTTGAAGAAGCCGCGTGTTTCCGCCTGGGAGTTGGCTAGGCGCGGGTCCGCAGGGCGGGCAGTGCGGGCACCGTCCATGCGGCCAAACCAGTAGGCGACGCCGATGCAGTTAACAAGCAGTAGGCCGAGCATGACGATAGAGGGAGTGTCGAGAACAATCATGCGATCACCCCACCAGTTCGAACGGTTCGCGTAGCGGCACGAAGGGCGTTGGTTTGCCGGTGTCGTGCACAACGCTCCAGTACTTCGGCGGTCGGTTCGACGGCTTGTGTTTCTCGCAGGTATAAGCCGGCGTAACGTGGGTCCGACCATTTACCACGGACCATTGCGCGGGGTGGCAGTCGGTGCATGGTGTGGATCGGTAGGTATCCGAGTTCGACGATGTCGGGAGCGTCGCCCAGTTTCGATTGACGTAGCACACAGAGCAGTCGCAGTTCTCGGGGTGCGGGTGTCGCACGAACGCCATGTACTTGCCCTGGGGATTGCGGGCGAAGCAGCCCGGACAGCCGCACTCCCTGGGGTGTGACAGCAGGTACTGACTCGTGTTGGTCATTGGCCGACACCTCTGGCTTTGCTTTGGCGAAGCTGGCTTGCAGGCGGGTGACGATTTCGGCGTTCAGGGAGCGGTTCGCCTGTTCGGCGGCTTGCTCTACCTGGGCGCGGAGGGCTGGCGGCATGCGCAGCTTGAATTGCGGGTCAGTGCGGCTCATTGGTTCACCCCCGGAAACAGCACCACGCGGGTTTTGCCGAGCTTTACGCTCTCGACGGCGCCGGTTCTGATCCAGTGCGCGACCTGTTCGACGGGAACACCCGCCAGGGCGGCGAAGGCGGCTTGCGTATAGAAAGGAGGATTCATGCCGTCCACTCCTGTTCCAGCAGCCAAGTGCGGAGCAGGGCGCTGTTGACCATGCGGCGCTTGCCTAGCTTTACGGTGGGAAGAACGCCTTTCATTGCCCAGGCACGCGCGGTGCCGTAGGTCAGGCCGTTGCGGTCGGCCCAGGACTCGACGGTTTCCACGTCCTGTTGCGGGCCTATCAGCTTCGAAGGTTCCAGCTCTTCCAGTTCCATGCTCGTTCCGTCACTATTCGTGTCAATGCCAGTTATTCAGCACTGCGTTATCCAAAATGGATCGTGTCGAAACGGATAATGCCATTGTTGATCCATATCGGATATATCAACTATAGATCAAGTGGCTATGATTAAAGAGCGCGTTATAACTATTTTGAAAAGCTCAGGGATTCGGCTTCCTGAGCTAGAGGAGCGCACTGGCATCAGTCGCTACACCTGGAACAACCTGAAGAACACCGCCAGAAAGCGCGAAATCAAGGCAGAGGAGATCGAGGCTATCGTTAAGCTCTTTCCTCAATATGCCTTGTGGGTGGTCAGTGGCGATGTAGCTCCAGAAGCAGGGCAGACAAGCCCCGAATACGATCAGGCCGATTCAAACTTGCCCAATCAAAACGCGGGATAGCGATTACAACTGAAGTAGCTAGGCGCTGGTACGCCCAAGGAAAGGGATAATTGTGATGCGTGCTTCTTTCTTAGAATGCAATCAGTGAATTATAAGTTTACGCTAAATTAAAATAATCTATTTTAGGCTGAGTGAGAAAGCATGTCTGAAGCTGAAGGTATGAGTGGGTTAGTAAGCTCCTTGGTGGCAGGGTTTGTTAAAACAGTATTTGAAGGCGCGGGGGGGATGGGTAGGGAGGCAAATGATAAGCTTAAAGTTATACTCGAAAAGAGCTTCTCAAAATACTTGGTGAGAAGTTATGAGAGATACTCAAAAACTAAAACATTACTATATCGTGATCAACCTGTAAGGCTGAGGGATTTTTACGTAAAAACTGATCTTTCTCTAGGCCAGGAAAGGGTTGAGGCTGAGAACTTCTATGGGGAGGTTGTCAGGTACAGAAAGGTTGTCGTGAGTGGCACTGCAGGAACGGGTAAGTCTACTTTTTGTAAAAGTCTGTTCTTGGATATGGTGGAGAATGGAGGAGAGGTCGTACCAATATTCGTAGAATTGAGGCATTTGAACTCGGCTGGCAGCTCAGGGATTATAGAGTTTCTTATGTCGGTGATGACTGAAATAGAGCCGGCTTTCAGCCGCATTCAGTTAGAGTACGCATTGAGGCTGGGAAGGGTTTTGCTGATCTTAGATGGTTACGACGAGCTTTTGGTAGAGCGCAGGGAAGAGTTCTATCAAGAGGTGTTAAAGCTCTCTAATCAGTATGGACGATTAATGGTTGTGGTATCTAGCCGTCCAGATGGCTGCTTTGATTCATGGGAAGAATTCTACCTATATCGAGTGCTTCCTCTCGATAAAGAAAAAGCTAAATCTTTGATAGGGAAGCTGGAGTACGACAGGGCTGTTAAAAGAAAGTTCCTGGAGGACTTGGATGATAGTCTGTTCGATAAGCATCAGAGCTTTGCTAGCGTGCCGCTGTTGCTTACGATGATGCTTATGACCTACGAGCAAATTGCTGAGATACCGAACAAAATACATCTATTTTATGAGCAGGCCTTTTTAACGCTGTTTAATAAGCACGACTCTCTTAAAAGCCTTTATAAGAGACAGAGCATGTCTAAGTTGGCTCTCGATGATTTCAAAAAGGCCCTTTCGTCATTTGCGGTTGTAAGTTATGTTGATGCTAAATATTATTTCTCAGAGGAAGAAGTTGTCACTTACGCTAGAAAGGCAATCGGACTGTGCGGTCTGAAAACCAAAGCTGAGGATTTTGTACATGACTTAGTAAGTAATGTCTGTGTGTTGCAGCGCGATGGACTTGGCTATGCTTTTTCTCACAGATCTTTTCAGGAGTATTTTACAGCGCTTTTTCTGGTTGGCTACGCTGGTGCAAATAAATTTGAACTGATAGATAAGGTGGCTTTCATCAATCATAGGAATGATGTTATTCCTATGGTCTATGATATTAATGCTGATCTCTTGGAAAAAGAGTGGTTGTTGCCTCGACTAAATCGTCATGTAAGTAATATGCAGCTTTTTCCGGATACTCTTGAAGGCCAGGTTTCAATGATTGCCTCTATGTATGACTCTATAAGCGTGAGGCTTCATGAGGGTCGAAGACTGATCTATTTTGGTATAGTTGGTTCTGACGTAAGAGATAATTCTGAGGCTTTTTTTTATATGATCCTTAGCAGGCTGTATAGCAAGGATTGGTCTAGATTTTTTTCTCGAAATCGCTGGGATAAAGAGCTTTCCGAGAGTCAAGAGAAAGCTTTGAATGATCTTTTTAAAAAGAAAAATGTTCACGGGAGCTTGGATTTGACATCTGACCTGACGTTAAAGCAAAAAAAACTAATTGTTGAAGCAGGGTATCTTGAGAGATTTGTGTCTAGGCTTGAATTTGCCAAAGGCAAGATAAAGGTTCTTGAGAGAAAACATAAGAAAAAACAAGCGGATATATCTGAGTTCTTGTTAGGTTGAAACATAAGGAGATTAAGGAATAGCAGGGAGGCAATATGAAATCAGACTGGGATGACGCACCAGACTACCTACGCAGCAAGAAAAAGCCCGGCCCATGGAGAATGATGGCCATCTTGGGCGTAGGTTCCGCGATTACCTGGGGCGTGATCGCGATGTTTGCAAAGCCAATCGTGATCAATGTGGATCAGCTCAAGCAGGCGATCCACGTAGACGGCAAACCCCTATTCAGCCAGCAATCGGCGCCACAGCCCTACAGCGAGCCGGAAGAGCCTATAAGGCTGCCATCCATTCCCATCGATCCACCCTCGCGACAGGTCGCATACGAACCGGTAAGCCAGCCTCAGCCATACGCCTCGATGGAGTGGACGGAGGAAGAAAAGGCGAGGGCGATTGCCAGCTCTCAGAACGTGTTTAGTGACAAGAACTACACACCCAAGCAGCCGGCCAGCACCTACACACCGCCCGCTACCCATCGCATAGCCCAAGCACCCCAGCAGACGCAGCAGCGCCAAACCAGACAGGTGAGCAACGAGCGTACTTCCAGATGGATAAAGAGTTGGAACGGTGGCAGCAACTACCTGGCGGAATGGCTATCGGTGAATAACTACATCGACAGCACCAGCGTCTGCGCCAATCACCGGCGCGGATCAATCGACTACCGCGAATGCCGAAAGGCCGCCAAACAGCACTTCCACGAAGAGTGCCGAACCTGGCGCGCCCGCTATGACAGTGACCGCAAGACAAGCAGTGATCGCATGAAGACGCGCTATTGCTCTGCAGCGAGCAGTTTTAATCCGATGGGGTAGGCCCAATATTTGTCTGGCGTCCTTTTTTAAGGAGGGCTATTAATACTAGGCTTTTTCCAATGATTAGACATATAGCGCTACTTATTAATAGCCATAGTTTTATTTTAGAGAAAAGCTCAGCTTGCCCTTTTAATGCTTTTTTGCGTTCGTCTCGCATGGTTATAGATCGAATGGCAGCGTCTGTGGCTCTGTTCTTAGCATCTATAGCCATTTTGTTCTGAAGATTTTGATCTGTTACAGCCGCTAGCGCAGCTAGGTCAGCTAGAGTGTATAGCGTCGCTAGATTTACCTCTTCCTGAATCCAGTATTGCCACTCTGGGGATTGGGTGTCCCACCAGCCAGAATATTCATTTTCCCAAAAGGTTGCAATCAATAGTAGAAAGAGGCCTATAGCCTCTAATGCCACTCCCGATATTTCATATTTTTTTTTGCAATTATTGCTCCGCTTGGCATGCATAGGAAACGTGCTAGTTATTGCCTAAATAAATAAGGCCCCATTGCGGGGCCTTGATATTTATGCAACAGATATTTCTAGGTGCTTGCCTAGTCTTTCTAGCGCTTCCTCTAAACCTTCCAGTTTTGATTTATGCCTTACGTCAAGGAGTCTATCAATCTGTGGCATTGCAACGTGTAGTCTACGTGCAAGTTCAGATTTCCTTATTCCTTGCTCAAGCATTTCATTATGCAAGATTGCTTTGGTTGCTGTTAATGCGGGTATTCTTACTTTGTAAAGGTCTTTAATTTTTTTAGGATTTGCTGGTGGAGTTGGCCACCTACGACGTTCCTGAATATATATTTCTAAAGCTGTTTCTAAGCCGTCAACTGCGTTGATCAAGGCTTCTTCAATGTCATCTCCGACACTTGCAAATTCAGGAATATCGGCGCAAGTGACCAGGACACTACCATTAGTGTCTTGCTCAACTTCTACTAAATATTCCATGGCTACCCTCGTAAGTATAAATAATATTAAGTTTTTCCGCTGTGTCTAAAGTGTAGTTGGATCGTTCACTTTTATTACCTCTCTGTGAATCAGCTCGCCTACCGCGTAGTCCGTTAGGACCTAGCTTTACAAGCCTAGGTCCTTCAGGATTTTACGGCGGAGGCCCTCGCCGATTTCCTTGGAGCCGTGGTAGGGAACCGTTGTTTGCCTACCATTGATAGCGGCAATCAAGTGGCTCCCTTTCCCTGGCTGGAATTCAACACCTTGTTGGGCCAGCCACCGCTTGAACTCGCTGTACTTCATGGTACGGCTCCTTCTAGCCAGTGGGCGGCCACAGACTACAACAGAAGTGTTGCGTTATGCAACATTTGTGTTGTCTTTTAGTAGGGCACATCCACAGGTATTTGTCAGTGATTCAGACGAGCGGTCGTAGAATCCGCGAGGGATACGTGGTGAGCATGAGAAACCTTAGGTGACCTACTGTTCCCTAAGAGGTGTCGAAAAAGTGTCGAAATTACTGTGACGAACTGAGACGAAACGAGCAGGCGGGGAGGCTGGAAAGCCCGTATTGAGAGGGTTTGGTACGGACTGACACGCTGTCGAAACGGGTTCGAATCTCTTCTTCACC